TCTATAAAATCTTGGAAGATGTAATGCTTGCCTAGGTCGTTATACTGTATATCTTCTCCAGAAGCAAAAAAGAAATATTCACTGTAGTCATTTAATACTTTCACTCCAATACTTCCTGTACCGTTTACTGGTTTAGCAATAATAGGATAAGTCACTTGTTTGATATCGTCATACGTGTTTGGAACTATTACTCCTACACTTTTTGCAAAAGCAGTATATGCTTGCTTACTAGATAATATGTTGCATTGTTTATCAGTGAATCCTAACTTTTTATACAAGTAAGGAAACATCATATCGTTGTATAAAGGAAAAATTAAATCTATATTTTTTTCATCAAAAAAATTACATACTTCTTTAGACAACTTTGCTCTATCTATATTGTAAATATCTATATTATCAATAATCTGCAAAGGCATAATAGGCAAATTTGTCCTTGCAAAGTCATTGCCTAATGCTCTCCAAGAATATAGATTATGTTCTTTTAGTTCTTCTACAGCATATCTTAGATTGCTAGTTTGATAATTTAATAAAATATTAGCCATTAGGTATATAGTAAACTAGATTCTTTGTTAGCAGATATATCAAGAGCATGTTCTCTCCAAGCAACTGCAAATCTTACTATTGCATCTTTTTCTAATGGGCCTTTTAAAATATAATCGTAGAGCGGAACATCAGTTACACTCCCGGCTGGCACAGTAGCGATATCCATTATATTATATTTTTCAAACACTTTAATATAGTGTGCTCCAAATCGGCTATCCCAGTCAGCAATATGACTTTTAAGCTTGCCTGCATGAATCCACCAAAATCCCCAAGTACCAATTTTTTCATAAGTTTTTACAACAAAACTTAATAAAGCAAATGTTACTTCTTTACCTTCCTTAATGCCAACTTTTCTTGATAACTGCGTGTCTAAATATATCCAGCCTACTCCTCTTACTGGCATGTCATTAACTGCTATTACTTGTATAAACTTTTCATCTTGGTCAACCGCTGCGAAAACTCTTCTACCTTTGTCTATAAAAGATATATTATTCCATGCACTATCAAGATTTCGAGTAATGCGTTGCTCAATAATAAATTCATCAAATTGCTGCTTATGCGATTGATCAAGTTCAATTATTTGCATGGATAACCTAGCATATCCTTAATTTCGTTGTCTTTGTTACAAAATATAACTTTTGCTCCGCTAAACGATTCCGCAGCATGATATGTAATTACAACACAGTTATCACCAATTTCTCCTAAACGTGCTCCGCCACCGTTTAATTCAAACGATCCTTTTGGCCCAGGTACTGCATACGTAGTCCATCTAGTACCTGTGTTAAGGTTTACTACATCAAGTTTTTGATAAGGTTCGATGCCGCTAGCTTCTAGTAAGTTAGAGCAGATTGTAACACTGCCGTGATAGTCAATTGACTTGGCAGTGACATTTATGTTATGAAGTTTTGCGTGTATATATTCTTTCATAGTATTATTATACCATAGTCTACTTTAAAAGTCAAGTATTATGTAAATACTTAGTCAAAAAAATAGAGCCTCACGGCTCTATTTGGTTAGTTTTATCTCAGTTTATTAGGCAGCTACGTTCATGTCTCGCCACGCACTATTAGCATATACTTGTGCTATTGTTGTGTCAGTATTAAATATAACCATGCCTTCTTCTGGAGTTAGTGCATTTCTTTCTGCGGTAGTAAACGGCACTAATTTTAATGGACCTAATAATTCAGTAACCTTTTGGTCGTATTTTGCTCTAAGAACTACATCAGCTGCGCCGCCGGCGTTTCCAACATATAGTTCGACATTTGCAGGTATATGTGCAGCTTGAGGAGTACCTGATACAGTTGCTTTTATACCGCCTGCTATTCTATAGCCGGCGCCGTTATAGCCTGTTAATATAAATGATCCTAGGCCATCTCCGTTTTGAATTGCAGTAGGAGCAGCTTTTGTTCCTCTTGATCTATGTATTGCAGAAAGTGTATTGTCAGCACCGTCAAACGAGCCAACTAATGTCATACCTAATGCATTTGCTGTACTTGTAACAATATTAATTGTACCGTCTCCAACAAGCGCAGACGTACTTCCTACTTGTAACGGTCTTACTGATATAACTTGACCTGCAGGATCTTCAGTAGTCAACACTAATAACGAACTATCTACATTGTCTCGGAGTACTATTAAATTGCCGCCGCCAACTGCACTGCCTATTCGTACGTTAGCACCTTGAACGTATTCAACAGCTGACGTATAATCGTTTTCGACTACTCCTACGATTGTACCGTTAATGCCGTCTACTAATATACTACTATCGTCGCCAAACACACTACCTTTAAACTCGCCAGTTAATGCACCGTTAAAGCTCTTAGTATCAGGATTAACCATCACAGTTAAGTCGTCTGCTAGAATTGTAAGACTTGCTTGAATACCAGTCCCGGAAATTAAATCTTCAACATTAATTGGTTCCCACTTAGAAGTTAACCCGTTATATGATAAAACATCACTATCAATCTCGCCAGTTAAATCAGTGTCAGTTAATGCATCTAATGTAACATTGCTTAGTGCAGCAATTGAAACAGGTTCCCATTTATTAGTACCTGAAACAAACGTTAGTACTTCGCCGTCAGCTGCACCAGTTAAATCAGTGTCAGTTAATGCGTCTAATGTAGTGGAGCCACCTCCTGCACCAGTTACTAGTGTTCCGCCAACAGTACTACCGTCACCTACATATAGTAACTTAGTATCAGTTGTGTAGATCAGCTCACCTGCTACGGGGGTTATTAGTTGACGTTCTGCATCGGTGCCGCGTCTTAGACGTAATGCCATGTGTATACTCCTAGAATATCTATTATTAGTATTTATACATTTTTAAAGATAACCTAGAAACTATTTACGCTTTTTCATAAAACTTCTAGTTCTACTTTTAACGTCTTGCACTACTTTAGATGTATTCAACCGAAAATCAACGTGTGATATTTCATCGTTATACTCTGCAAGGAATGTTTCTAAGCTGTCTTCAACTTTAGAAACATCTCCTTTACTCCGCAAAGCCTGCTGATCTAAATCAATCTCCCAAATCTTTCCATCATGAAAGTGTACATGTACACTATGAATATACTCAATTGGAACTGCTTTTATTTCAACATCGTTAAAAATTTCAGGCCAGTGCTTGATTACTTCTGGAGGTAATTTATTTTTAGGCACTTGCTGTTGTCTTTTTACCGGTAGCTTTCTTTACTGTAGGAACAAGTTCTTCTGCTTGTCTACGTAACGCTGCTGCTTCCTTGCTCAACCGGTCTGCATCACTACGAAATTTAGCTGCAAGCACTTCGTCACTTAATACACCCTCAGTGGGCATAGAAGTTGTTCCTGCTGATTGTGCAGCCATTTCGCTAGCAGTAATTTTTGGTTCAGACTGTTGCGATGTTGGAACTGTTGAACCGTCTCTGCCTTTTACAGCTAAGTCGTTTACTGTTACACCTTTTTGTTGTGCAATTAGTTCGTTCAGCTCGCTTAGTAGAATACTAGTATTTCTATTAGGCATCATTTCAACAGTTTTAGTAGGAACTTTAACCATTTTACCAGTTGTGTGAAAACGTGCAAGCATGTTGCTGCCGTCTGGCAATGATGTACGCATCATTGCAGTTGCTAAATCTTCTGCTTCTTGACCAGCAGACGATTCAACTAGTTTGATAAGAGTGTCGTGTTCGTCCGCACCTAAATTTTCTGTAGTTACAACAATGCAGTTCTCAGGCTCACCTGGTACTACTTTGTACGCAACAATTACTTTGCGCTGATTGTTAGCCATACGGCCTACGTGCTTTAACATATTATGCTCCTTTTGCAGGTTGCTGTTGTGCTACTGCGTTTAAAAACTGTTCTAGTTTAGTATAAGTTTGACCAACGGTCATCATTTCGTTTGGCTTAAAAGCGCCACGCTGGCTTGCAACATCGATGATGCTCTTCAGTGCTTGTAGATCTTGCACAGTTAGATCAGGTCCTTGTGCTTGTTCAGCGGCTGGTGCTGCTTCAGTTGCTTCAACGTTAGTATCTTCGCTCATAATTATCTCCTTGTATAGTATATATGCGCAGTTTATTTATTTGTACTTTAAATGTGGACACGCTAACATGAAATAACTCATGTCTTTAGTCTCTTCAAAGCCTACAGTTAGTACTGCGGTAATCTTATTTTCATCGTTTAGTGACACGTTCTTGCCCACGTAGAAACGATTTTTTAAGTTCTGTTTAACCCATTTTATAATACTAGCTTCAATATTATAAGTCATAGGTAAGTTAACATACTCAAAGTGAGGCGGAGCCGATTTGACTTGCCTCACTTCAAATACGTTCAACGGATTAGGCGTTTTGTTTTTAATCACTTACTCTCCTCGTAGTGGGCAGTAATACCAAACGGCGCCTGTAGATTCTTGTCACGGTGACTGTGGATAATAAAAATAGTATCGCAGTAGCTATCGTCACCCCAGCTATCCCAAGGATATCCGTCAGTAAACATAATAAACTTCTTAGGCTGGATATCATTTTCTTTCATGTATGTCCAGTTTGCATCAAAGTCAGTGCCGCCACCACCCATGATCTCATAGTCCATCAAGTCTTCGCCACCGTCTGCACTAAAATCTTGCTCATTATACACCTTAGTATCAAAGCACCACAATTTAATGTTGTAGTCTTTGTACTCGTCCATAATGCCTTTGATTTCGCTTAGGAAGTCACGTGCTTGTGCATTACCAATTGATCCGCTCATATCAAGCGAGATACAAATGTCAATAGTGTCCTGGAAATTCATGCCAGGCAAAATAGCACCGCTCATTTGTCCTTTGCGGCTTGGGCGACTAAATGTATAATCACTCTTAATAGTGCTTTGGATTTGCTGTCGCAACAGTTCGCGCCAGTTCATCTTAGGCTCGGTAAGCTCTTTAATCAACCGCTGAACACCAGCAGGAACATTGCCTGCTCCTGCTGTCTGCGCCGCTGAGATCATGTTTTCTTTGATCTCATCTTTGATTTGCTTCATCTCTTCTTTAGAGTACTTAGGCTTGCTTTTGCTTACACTGTTACCATTAGAATCTTTACCTTCTTGATTTGCTTCCCCACCTGAGCCGTCTTCGTCTTCTGAGTCGAGATGTTCGTCTAGCATTTCGCCTAGTTGCTTTAAGAACTCTTCGCCGTTCTTTTGAGCATCTTTAAACAGTTCGTCATAGACTTCTTCTGAAGACCATCCTTCATATTTGAAGTCTTGAAAGCAGTCTACAATACGAGGCTTTGTGCCAATACGATCACGCACAAGCAAGTTGTTTACAATATAGTCTGCGGCAATGTTATACAGCATAGGATTACGATCATCGCGACGTCCTAAGTGATCAAATACCATGTGCAATACTTCGTGTGCAACAACAAACTCAATTTCTTTATTGTCCATTGCATTAAAGAATTGAGTGTTGTAAAACAAATTGCGCCCGTCTACAGCGGCAGTAGGAAGCCAATCGTCAGCGGCTTGAATGCGCAAACGTGTTGCCATGTTACCAAAGAACGGGTGACGCAATAGCAAGCCAATGCGGGCAGTAATAATACGGTCCATAACTTCGACACGCATCACTTCTAGTTCTTGCTCAGTAATGTCTGGATTAGGTTGCCAGTTTTTAAGTTTACTTGCAGTGTCTTTAGTAGCCATTGTTATCACCTTTTTGTTAACTTATACATATATTATAGCATCTACAGTATATATGTCAACCATTATTTTAATTCAAAAGAAAAGACGAGCTCAAAAGAACTCGTCCTTTTTGTTCATTACATAGAGTTTGCAGCCTTAATATACTTGCCAAACTTCTGATGAAACTCGTCAAAGCACTCAACTTCGTCAGGATCAATTGGCAATGCATATTGTGTAAGTGCAAGTTTAATGCCCATAACAACAAGTTCAGTGTCAAAATTGTCCATTGCAAAACGTAGGAAGTTATTAACCTTGTCGTCAAACTTCTTGTCATTCTTATCACTTGCTTCTTTAAGCTCGTAGCACAACGACACAGTCAACGAGTACATAGCACTAATCTCTTTAGTCTTCATTTCTTTAACTTTACCAGCAAGAATGTCGCTGGGGTTAGGCATGTTAGATGCTACTCTACGGTGTGCCATAAACTTAACAGCAAGACCCTCGCCGACAGCGCCTGCAACTAGGTCAGTAGTAGTACTGTCGTCGATGCCGTCTTCTAGCAATTCGCTAACAAAACTCCAGCTACGAGGAGTAGCAAAGCTACGGCTTGGGCTCTTAGGATCAAAGTCGTACAAGTCTTTCTTTGCAAATGTCAAGTAACCTACAACATCTGTATGGATTTTGTTATCAACTGCCCAGCTAAACCAGTCGTCAAAGCTAACAGCAAGTTCCAAGTGGATGAAGCGGTTAGCCAACGGAGCAGGCATACGATACGTAACACCTTTGTCAGCTTCACGGTTACCTGCCGCAACAATAACAACATTGTCTGGCAGCTTGTAAGTGCCAACACGACGGTTAAGAATAAGCTGATATGCTGCCGCTTGCACACTAGGAGCCGCAGAGTTCATTTCATCTAGGAACAATACAATAGTGTCGTACTGTGCCGCAAACTCTTGCGTAGGAAGTTCGCTAGGCGCACCCCACACCATAGTGCCTGAGTTGCTGTCAAAGTAAGGAATACCTTTAATGTCTGTAGGTTCCCACAGCGACAAACGAATGTCGATCAAATACGAATTTGTAAAACTGTCAGTAATCTGACGTACAATATCACTTTTACCAATGCCTGGAGGTCCCCAAAGAAACAGTGGACGCTTTTTAAGCATCGCATGTTTAATCGAAGCTTTTGCGCTATTAGGGCTTACAGTGCGTGTTCCGGTATCCATGTTGTATTCCTTTTCAGTGTGTTTTTGTTACGCTATGTATATAGTATAGCACCAATACAGGATATGTCAACTGTTTTTTAAAAAAAGAACTGGTTTAAAATCAAGAACTTAGGAATTTTTTTGTCTATTCATGGCCTTTGTAATGCCATATTTGCGAAGATCTCCGCTAAAAAGACTAAGTTCGACTGCTTTCTTTTCGTTCGTTACTGTGATACTTTTGTTGGTAAGATAGTACGGGCAGTCAATAAATTGATCTAAGAAGATTACAACTTGTGTAGTAAGTGGCATGTCCTTGGCAAACGGTATATCGTATACTGCTAGATCTATTTGGAGTAGAACTTCAAATCCTGTATCAGTTAGTCTTAAGCCGCCTGCGCCTTTGTCTCTGTTGTTTTTCCACCACAGAGGCATGTATTCTTTTACAGTATTATCGTTGGTACTTTTACCTAGTTCTTTTAGAAAGAGCTTAGTATAGGTCTCTTTCCAGTTCATTCTTCCGTAACCATTTCACCATCAGTAAGTTTATACACAGCAAAATCCTCGCATTTAAACATTTCGTTTAACTTTTTAGCAAGATTGTGTGCGTGTCCGGGATTGCTAAAACTAGTCTTCTTATACTTAGGACCAGGATAGTTTGTTAAAGCATTTGCACTTTTGAGATTAAACGGCTTACTCTGATAAAAAACTGCCCAGATAGCTTCGGCTTCTAAAACTTGCTCCGACTTGTAAGTTTTACTGTTTATATTTTCTAAAATAACTGTTGGCTTTGGCCTACTCATATACGTAATCCTTTAATTAACTACGTATATATTTATCTCTTTTCCAACAGTTATCTACGTAGTTAAAACTTGGCGCCGCCATCTAAATTAATTTGAATTACCTCGTCGTTACTAGTCTTAGACTGTGCAACTAATAGTTCAAGGTCACCGTGCAAACGACTCATTACAGCGCCTAGTGTAAATGCTAGAGTCTTTGCAGTAGCAATATCTAATTTTACTTCTCTTGCACGGCTTTGTTCAGCAGCCTTTACGGCATTTAAAAACTGCTGTAAAGGAATAGTGTTTAACGGTTCAACGGTTTGCAATTGATAACTCCTGACGCATTTCCAGTTCAGTTTTAAATGGCCCTTTAAACTCATAACGCTCTACAGTAATAAGTTTAGGACAAAAGCTCTTAACCCAGCCCTTGTCAAATTGAATAATGTAGTAGCCTGCACAATATGCACTTTTTGACTTGTCACTCTTAGTAAACAGCGGAAGCTTTCGTTTTACATCGTACATTGTATTATAAGGTTTTACACTAGATAGAAATCCATGTACTGTAAACATTTCTGTTTCTTCTGCTACTACAGTGGGTGTAATGTCATTCCATACGATGTCAGTGCCAAACTTTTTCTTCATTTGTCGCTTGTTATCAAAAAAACAAGTTTCTCCGCGACTACTAAACATATAACGATCGTCGTTCCAAGACATTGTTCCGATGCGTTGTTCGTTGCTTTCAACAATCCAAAATTTATCTTTTAGTACAGGTTTTGCTTTGATTGTCATACTGGATACCTCGCTTGTAATGGTTCAGCATAGCTTTGTGCTTGATCTGCAATGCGTTGCATATCCCACTTAGCACAGAATTTCATAAGACGCATGCCTACTTGTGTAATTTCTTTAGGAATTGCATGTTCTGTAATAGTTGTATTAATAATCTCTCTAATGTCTGCAGGCTGTGCAGTCAAGTCACATAGTACTACATTACGATTATAGTCATCTAGCACACGATGTTCGTCACCGTTATGATCAGTCCATCGCTGCAACATCATGTTATTCCAGTTAAAGCCTTTACTTTGCTTGTCTTCGTATGCTTCAATAAGGCCAACTTTATTCTTAGTGCCTTTTGTGCGCACACCTGGGTAAGCACTAAACACGTTATCACTAGTGTCGCCGCGCATACACTTTTCAAACAACATAAATGCAGGATTAGGAGCAGGCTTTGCTTCCTTAGTCTTTTTGTCAATTACAGACTTGCCCTTGTCGTCAAAGTAGCCTTCGTGTGTAATAGTCATATTAGCAACGCCGTTGTACTGCTTTACATTAGGAGCAATCAATTGTGCAAAGTCGCCATCTGTACTAATAATAATGTGTGTGTCATTAGGATGTGATTGCACCCAACCTGCAATAAGATCATCTGCTTCTAGTTGCGGATGACGCATAACAGTACAGTTAGTCTTTTCTGTAACAAAGTTTTTAAACTCGTCAAAGATTTCCCAAAATGCTGTATCTTCTTCTGCTTCTGTAGGAGACAGTTTATCACGTGCAACTTGTCTGTTACGCTTGTAAGGCTCGTAAAAGTCTTTACGCCAGCTACGACCTTCTAAACAGAATACAACATGATCTGCTTTAAAGTCAGTCCATGCTTTCTTTACACTGTTAAGTGTAATATGCAATGCCATGCCTACTTTTGTGTCAATGTCGCCACGAACTACGTGCCGAGCTCTAAAGAAAGTGTTTGCTGTGTCTACTA